TAGATACTGACTGACGTTCAACTGAGAACCCAACACCAGTACCACACAATAGGATAAACATAGCTTCATCAAATGCTTTCACATCATCTACAGCTAAGTAGCTACAGTTATACATGCAGGTATTATCTCTTTCAGCTGCCTTACCTGCTGTCATTAAAGATCTCATGCTAGGCATCACATCTAAACTTAGGATAGCTGTCTCTAGTTCTTTCCTGGTAACTGTATCTACAAGCTTACCTACAATATTCTTTGAGTATCTTTCAACAGTCTCATCCCATGACTCACGCCCCTTACCCTCAAAGTACTTAGCATAACGTGACTTGTGTATGAATGATTGGTAGTCTGTTGGTAAGTAATTGTTCATTCTTTTGTCCCTCTATCTTGTTTGTCTTCTTTAAACCAGATCATACGATCTATTTCACCCCTTGTCAGACCTATATCTTTTAGTTCTGCGTCAGTCATTTTGTTTAGGTGCTTAACAGCATCTCTGTGTAGCTGCCATGTGATCATGTAGTTAATAAACCTGTACCACCAACGTCCAAATGCTTTCATCTCTTATCTCCTGATCCTTTAATGACACCACGTTCATATCTATCTGACAACTTATCAATGTTTCTTTGTGCTAGTGATGACAAACTTACATTGTGTGACCTTGCAAACTCACTGACAAACCACAGTACATCCCCTAGTTCATCTAGTATCTCACCATGTGGGTATGTCTTATCCTTACGATACCACTTAGCTAACTTACCTGTCAACTCACCAACCTCAGATGCTAAACCTAAACTTAAATATTCTAGGGTTCTATCTTTAGGGTAGACAGCAGTAGTTGCAGCTAACTTCTGGTACTCGTCTAATGTTTTTACTTTACTCATTCTTCTATCCTTTTCCACTCTTCCATTTCTACATCAAGATTAAAGTAATCATCAATGTCTATTCTCTTTTCTTCTACTAGCCACTGCACCACAAATTCTTCTGGTATTTCGTTCTGTTCTAAGAGAAGTTCAAGTCCGTAATTGAGGACAAGAGCACGAATTTTACTATCAAAGTCAAACAATGTCAATCACCTTTTCTTTTCTTTTGTCCATTCGACAGGAATAATTTCTTTAGCATACTTGAATCCGTTCTTATCGCACCAGTCACCATATGTAGTCTTAGAACCCTTGTACAATTTAGCTGCAGGGTTACTAAATACAAAACGAATATCATGTTCGGGGTGTTGTGCCTTAACCATTAAATGCTTGGTTCGATCTGAGTGAATGAACCTCCCTTTGGTCTCAATTATTATACCGTTACTCAGCACGAAGTCAGGGGTATATGTTTTAAATCTTAGGTCTTGCCATTTGATACGCATCTTCTCGTATTCAAACTTGATCTTTAGTTTCTTGAGGTAGGCTGCTGTCCTCTTCTCTAAGCCTGATCTGAAACGCATTTAGGTGGCTCCCATATTTGGTTCTCGTAACGTCGAAGCCAGAGTAGTCTAGCATTCTCTATGACCCTTGCTTCCTCACCACTGTAGGAACGTAAGCATTCCTCATACATATCAGCCTCAGTTGTGCAGTCAGCCAGGATCTTCTCAGCTTTCTTAGGTCCAATACCGTACAAGCCAATGATGTTGTCAGCCTTGTCACCTGTAAGTATCTGCGTATAGAAGAAACGTAAGCCTTCAAACTCACCCATCTCTAGCATGACACGTTTGTTAGGGTTGTAGTGTGAGCACGGAATCTGCAGCATGTCCTTGTCTATGGATATGACAATAGATTCTTTACCGTAGTTGGTAGCCCATATACCACACAAGTCATCAGCCTCTTCACCCTTAGATACAATAGCATTCCAGTTGTCAATCATGTGTTTTCGTATAGCTTGTAGATGCTGTGGTTTCTCTACGTTCTTTCTGTTACCCTTGTACTCATGGGTAATCGAGTAATCGTATCTGAAGTTACCCTTACCTGTCAGGAATACATGGTACTGCTCAGGGTCTAGCTCCCACATAACTTCGTTAAGTGATTGCTCAAGTAACTCGTCTAGTTTATCTAGTGCATCCTCAACAGGATCGTTCTCACATGAGAAGGCTGCTCGGTATGCAAACGGATCACCATCTACCAGTACCTGTTTAGGTTTCATCTTCATAGATACAATCCTTTAAAGTAAAAGGAGCACCCCAATTAAGGGATGCCCAAGTCGGGGAGGGAAATCTTACCAACGATCTTCTGTGGCTAATTCTTCATAAGGTACATGCTCTAAGATACCAATCTTTTCTAGGCGTACAGATGCTGTTGATCCCTCACCGTAGATAGATAGCTTAACCTTAGCTGTTGTACCATTACCTAATGCACCATCAACAATGGAATCCCATGGTGTACTTGTAGTACCCTTGGTTACAGCAGGAGCACCACCGAAGTCATCGATGCCTGATGGGTGTACGTTAGGGCGTTTAAGTTTCATACCCATCTTACCATCTGCTGCATCAATAGGTTTAATCATTTGATTACCCATTGCTGTCTCAGGGAAACCCATAGCAATCATACGATTAACTTCGTCACTATCTTTAGGTACGAACATGGTGTTGTACTGACCTTGTGTATTTTCGTGGTACTCTGAGTTGTCCATGTTGTCCTGGAACAAACGAGCATAGTAAAGTGATCCTTCGAATACACCGTACTTTGTTTTCTTTTTCTCAGCCATAATATTTTCCTTTACTTAGCTTCTGATTAATTGTTCTATTTGCTTAACTTAACTACAATAGTTTGTCAAGTAAATTAGTGAGTGTCTCTCCAATTGCGTCCGATGTCTGTCGAACCTGCTAACGGACAGACCATATTGAATTTCTCTCCAATGTCAACGAAGGATTGACGTTGTAATGCACCCAACTCCTCAGCTGTTGCATAATTACCACACACCTCAGTCTGCCATTCGTCGTGAGGCCATGTGACGAGCTTAAAGTCTATGCCTCTATCCTTAGCTTGACGTACCCATTGCAGAGCTGAGTGTTTCATTATGACAGACTCACCATTCTGCAACATACCTGCTAGTGTCTTATGTTCCGATGGTACTAGAACCTTACGTCCATCCATACCCTTGAACCAACCTCGTTTAGCTATGTGTGGTATCACTTTCTTCTTGAGGTTTGCAAGCCCTTGAATTGATTGCATAAAGTTCTCGACACATTGGCTTGCCTCACGTTGATTGACACGTAGTATCTGTGCTATCTTACCTGTCCCTGCCCCTAGAAGGAATGCATAGATGAAAGTCTTGGCATCATCTCTTGTTATGTGTGACATACCCAGTGCTTTCTTGTTTAGGTTGTGTATGTCAGTCTCATTCTCTTTCTTACCTGACACAATAGCATCTACATATTCTTCTGACTTCATCAGGTGTGCAAGAACTCGCAGCTGTATGCCTTCAGCATCAGTACCCACTAGGTAGTTACCCTTCTCGACACTCCATAAGGCTCTAAACTGTCCGTCATACCTGTGTTTCACCTCTTCCACTGCTGACTTAGGTGTACCATGAAACTCTGATGGTATGTTAGCTTGGTTAGGAGCCATGTGTGCCATACGTCCTGTCCATGCACCAAGGTGTAAGAACCTACCATGTATTCTGTTGTCATCACCACAGTGACCCAACCATTCTACCAGTGATGATCGTCTACCCTCAAGTGTCAGCCATTCAGCTAATCTTTTACCACCAGGTGGAGCATCATCAGGTAGTGTCTCAAGGTTAGCTTCAGATAACGTCCACCCATACCGAGCAAACTTATCTCCACGATCTTTGTTTTTGTTCTCTATCATACTGTATGTGTCCCTTTGTTTTCTCGTATGGCTGCCACCCTGCATCCCATAGTCTTTCTATTCTCATCTTAGGTGATGCTGGATTAAACTCTATCCAATCGTAGCACACTAAGTCAGGTGGGTTGACTGACCAATCGACAGTTGTCTTAAAGTATTTCTCTCTGGCCTTTGTCACACTTGCCATGACAGTACCATCCTGTTTCTTTCTGTACTTAATCCTGTTCACTTCCTCTAGCTGTGGTGGGAAATCACGTTGGAAGCTGTCCGTTAGTTCTGCCATACGTAACTCAACCTCATCTAACAGGTGGTCAGCCTTATCTTTCTCGAAGTAGAACCCTGCTGCTGTCATCTCCTCACATAAGATCTGTATGTCATGCTCACATTTAATAGCATCCTGTAGATCAGGGTCAAAGATTGTAGACTTAAACTTATTGTATAGTCTAACTGTAACCTCAACATCCTGATGACAATAATCGATCATCTCTTGGGTAAGCACCTCAAACTGATCAAAGCCAATCTTGAACTCACCTAGTCTCTGACCCCATGCCTTCAGGCTATGCCCACCTTTGATGCTGTAGTCTATCAGTCGTGACATGATAAGAGTATCTATGACATCAGTTGGTTTAATCAGGTCGTGTTGTACCAAACGATTGATAACTTTAACATCGAACCCTATCCCATTGTGAAAGACAAACTTATCTGTTTCATTACATAACTTAATGAATGCTTCAGCCTCTTCAGGTATAGTACACACATTAAGAAACTCGTACTTCTCTTTTGTGTCAACATCCTTG